GTGTGAGGTAAGTCCTAGCAGAGGATAGGGGGGTATCCCCCTCCCACTAGGCGCTCGAGGGCTTCACGCCGTCACTGTACATTTTTTCTCACGCTAAATCATCACAATGAAAGGAGAACGGTTTGGAATTAAGAGGGATTGAGTATCTTAGGAGAAAGTTAAATCTCTATCAGAGTAGAGTGAATCTGAGATACAAGCATTATTCAATGCAACATTATGAAGCGCCGACAGGGATTACAATTCCTGTTCATATCCGAGCCCAGTATAAAGCAGTTCTTGGTTGGGCTGCAAAGGGAGTTGATAGTCTTGCAGATCGTTTGATTTTTAGAGAATTTGCAAATGATGATTTTGGAGTTATGGAAATCTTTAATAGCAATAATCCTGATATTTTCTTTGATAGTGCAATTTTGGCAGCATTAATAGGATCTTGCAGTTTCATCTACATTTCTAAAGGTGAAGATGAAGAAGTGAGATTACAAGTTATTGAAGCTAGTAATGCTACTGGAGTGATTGACCCTATTACAGGTTTGCTCTTAGAAGGATATGCTGTTCTAGCTCGTGATGATTATAATCAACCAACGCTCGAAGCATATTTTGAACCAAATGCAACCCATTTTATTCCTAGAAATGGCACTCCATATTCAGTTGTAAATGAAACTGGTATTCCGTTGCTTGTTCCTGTTATTCATCGTCCAGATGCGGTTCGTCCTTTTGGGCGCTCACGAATTACTAGAGCGGGAATGTATTATCAAAAATACGCTAAGCGAACTTTAGAGCGAGCTGATATTACAGCAGAGTTCTATTCGTGGCCACAGAAATACATTCTTGGACTTGATCCTGATGCGGAACCTATGGAGAAATGGAAAGCTACTGTATCAAGCTTGTTGACGATTTCTTCTAGTGACAAAGGAGAGAAACCGAGCGTTGGGCAATTTACCACCGCTAGTATGTCACCTTTTACAGAACAACTCAGAACAGCCGCTGCTGGATTTGCTGGGGAAATGGGCTTGACATTGGATGATATGGGGTTTGTGTCTGACAACCCGTCATCTGTTGAAGCCATCAAGGCTAGCCATGAGAATCTTCGTCTTGCTGGTCGAAAGGCTCAGCGCTCACTAGGTGCTGGATTGCTAAATGTCGCTTATGTTGCAGCTTGCTTGCGTGATGAGTTTCATTATGCCAGAAGTCAATTTGTAAGAACTACAGTCAAGTGGGAACCATTGTTTGAAGCAGATGCTAACACGATGACCATGATTGGTGATGGTGTTGTGAAGCTAAATCAGGCATTACCTGGTTATATCAACGCAGAAACAATTCGAGACCTTACTGGTATCGCTGGAGATATGTCTGCTAGGCCAGTGATAAGCGAGGGTGGTTCAAATGGAGAATGATGTTTTACCTAGTATCTTGAAAGAGGTTCAGGAGAGATTTGAGAGAGATTTCGGTAAGAGTGAGATTGTCAGAAATGCTTTTGCTACGTTGGAAGCCAAAAAAGCAACCTACAAAACAGCAAATGAGTTTGCGATTGAAGTTGGAGAAATTCTCTCTAAGGCTCTAGGAGCGTCTCTGGGCGCCGATAAATTACCAGACGGTAAAATGTATTACAATATCGCTCAACGCTTGCTGACGGACGTGCTAGGACGAAATCATGAGCTTGTGAGTGGTTACGCTAGCGATGTTCAGAAGAATTTGAATGATGAAGCGAAAATTGGTATGAAAGTTCGAGTTCCTGAATTGAACCAAGATCGAATTGATGGCATTGTTAATCGCTTTTCGTCTGAGGAGAACTTTGAAGATGTGAGTTGGTTGCTCGGTGAACCTATTGTGAACTTCACACAGTCTATTATTGATGATAGCATTCGTGAGAATGCGGAGCTTCATCATAAAGCTGGCTTACAACCGGAGATTGTCAGAAAATCTTATTTTCATTGTTGTGAATGGTGTCAAGAAGTTCAAGGGAGTTATAAATATCCAAGAGTTCCAAAGGACGTTTATAGAAGACATCAACATTGTAGATGTACTGTTGACTATGATCCGAAAAGTGGAAAAATTCAAAATGTCTGGACTAAAAAAATCAGCAATAAGAGTTCAGATAAATTAGAAAATCGTAAGAGAATAAATATTGATGTGCGTGATAACAATCGCAAAGCAGACATTCAGGAGTATAAGACAATAGTTGATGTTTTAGGAGTTAAAAACGCTCCTATTTCACTGGCAAAATTTCAGGATTTGAAGTATAATGATGTTAAGGGATACAAGGAACTAAAAGACCGTATAAAATGGACTAAAGCAAAGTTCCCTACTGAAAAATCTTTAAATGGTCATTTCAAAGATCATGGAAAAGAATTTGGCGATATAACCATTGAAGAATACCAAAAAATGGCGTCTGATTTGTTATCAAAACAGACATCGGACAAGATATTAGGTTATCAGACGGAACATAGACGAGTTCGTTATGATGTTGAGAACAACGTATATGTTTTAGGAAATCCTAAAGTACATAAAATAAATACGATGTTTAAACCAGACTTAGGAAAGGAGTACTATGATGGAGAATTCAAAAAAGACATGGGAGATTGATGGTTATCTATGGCTTCATTGCCCTGTTTGTGGAACTGAAGTTATGGACTATGATATCTGTGACGTCTGTCATTGGCAAAATACAGGTATTATAAATACCGATGGCGGTCCAAATAAAATGACACTTGCGGAGGCTAAAGAAGCTTATGCTAAGGGTGAACCGATTAAATAAAAGCACTTAACTGAAGTTGAAGTTAGGTGCTTTTCTTATTTTTAATTTTTTTCAAAAAACCTCTTGACTTTTTGTGACCACTATTATATCATATAGTCGTGGCAACAGAAAGTAGGTGATGAAATGAGTCCACGGACTGGAAGACCGAAAAGTGAAAATCCTAAATCTCGTCAATTTAGAATGAGATTGACTGAGGAAGAGTTCAGTAATCTTGAACAGGTTGCTAAACAAAAAAGCATGACCAAAACTGAAGTAGTCATGCGTGGGATTGAACTTGTTAAGTCTGAGAAAACAAAATAACGCATAATCCTCCTCGCCAAAGTTGAGATTATACGTTATCGCACGAAAGAAACTCTTTCTGAAATCATTATATCAGAAAAGAGCTTCTTTGTCATACCGCAAAGGAGTTTTTATAATGGCAAAAATTGAACTTTTAGACAATTACGAAGATTTACTAAACTATGTTGAAGAAATCCGTGAGAGTATGGATTTGATTCACAATTGGCTAGCAAAAGAGCCAGATTGGGATAGTCAGTGTGACTTATATGAATTTATTGCTCAACATAGCTCACAATTCGCTGTATTGAATCTTATTATGTACAGGCTGGATAGTCTTAAAGATGAGCATCGTACTATTATTGATAATTATATTAAAGGAGAAATAAAATGAATCAACTTATTACAATTGAGTTAAAAGATGATAATGCAGTGGTTTCTGCAAGACAGTTGCACAAAACACTAGAAGTTAAAACTCGCTTTAGTCAGTGGGTGGAACAAAATTTCAAAATGTTTCAGGAAGGAGAGGATTTTACAAGCGTAGTTGGAACTACGGTTGTAAATAATGGAGCAGTTAGAGAAATTCAAGACTATGCGGTGACATTACGGATGGCTGAACATCTTGCTATGATGTCTAAAACTCCAAAAGGATATGAGGTGCGTGAGTACTTTATTCAAGTCGAGAAAGACTTTAATAGTCCTGAAAAGATTATGGCTAGGGCATTGAGGATTGCGGATAATAAAATCCATAAACTGGAAGCGCAGATGGAAGCTGACAAGCCAAAAGTTCTCTTTGCTAATGCGGTGTCAGCTAGTCAGACATCTATTTTGATTGGTGACTTTGCTAAGTTGCTCCGTCAGAATGGTCTGGAAATTGGTCAGAATCGTTTGTTTATTTGGCTACGTGAAAATGGATTTCTAATTAACCGAAAAGGAGACTCTTGGAATATGCCAACTCAACGTAGTATGGATAGGGGATTGTTTGAAATTAAAGAACGAACACACCATGAACCTAATGGAACGATTCGTATCAGTAAAACTACAAAAATTACTGGAAAAGGTCAAGTCTATTTCATGGAAAAACTATTAGCAGAAGTAGCCTAATATTAGCACTCGTAAGGGTGCTTTTATTGTGCTTTAGTTTAGGAGGTGATCCGATATCTCCCAGCGATAGGGTTATCATGCGATGACGATTGAAAGGAAAGTAGAATGGCGAGGAAGAAACTTGGCAATCAGAATCCTACTCAATCGGTGATTTTAAAATACGTCAAGAAAAATTCAAGAGCTAAGGAAGCGATTGAACTTTACGAGCGGACAGGTCTTTCTTGTTATGCGTGGCAGAAAAATCTTTTGTTACCAATGATGGCCATTGATAAAAATGGTCTTTGGGTTCATCAGAAGTTTGGTTACTCTATTCCTCGTCGGAACGGTAAGTCTGAAATCCTTTATATTCTTGAAATTTGGGGCTTGCATAAGGGTTTGAATATCCTTCACACGGCTCACCGGATTTCTACATCGCATTCCTCTTTTGAAAAGGTGAAACGATACCTTGAGAAAATGGGGTATGTGGATGGTGAGGATTTTAACTCCATTCGAGCTAAGGGACAAGAAAGAATTGAGCTATATTCAACAGGTGGTGTTATCCAATTCCGTACCAGAACATCAAATGGTGGTCTTGGTGAAGGATTTGATATGCTGATCATTGACGAGGCTCAGGAGTACACGACCGAACAGGAATCTGCCTTGAAGTACACGGTAACGGATAGTGAGAATCCTATCACAATCATGTGTGGGACACCTCCGACACCAGTATCAAGTGGTACTGTCTTTACTAAGTATCGTGAGACATGTCTTTTTGGAAAAGGGAAGTATTCTGGCTGGGCTGAGTGGTCGGTTTCTGATGAAAAGGAGATTGAAGATGTTGAATCCTGGTACAATTCAAATCCATCTATGGGTTACCATTTAAATGAGCGTAAGATTGAAGCAGAGCTTGGTG